AATTTTGACGCAAAAATCCGAGAGCTAGTGCGGGTAAATAATCGTATTTTTTACCCAATTGCTTATCTAGCCATGCTTGCAGCTGAATCTCTTGTTCAATATCAGCGCTAACCGTCCAAGTTTCAATCACATCTTCATTTTCAAACAACTCACGCACGGGCTGTTTATACACGCCCTTAAATGCCCTGGCACCATAACATATGCCATCAATCTCAACTTCACAGTGCGCGTATTTAGATGCTGTCATAATCCGTGCAAGCCACGACAACAGAGTGTTGCGTTGCGTGAAATGTAATTTAATCACCATCATACCTCCCCATACGTTTTAATGTTTTTCAGTCTTTCTTCTGCCGCTGTCTTGAGCTGTTCCAGTAGCACCTCAACTTCCACCATATTTCTTGCGTGTTGAATTGTACTGATTGCCTTAGTTTCCAGTCCATCCAGCTCAGCATTTTGCAATGCTAAAATATCCGCCAGTTCAATTTGTCTTTGCGCTAATTGCTCAATGGTTTCACCAAACCCGCGCGTGGTTGCTTCGATCCTCAGCCGCTGTTTATCAGCATCTGTCGCGGTACCCGCAAGTACTCGTCGCGCCCGCTTTTCTTTTTCCACCCAACCAACCATGCGTTCAGCCTCTGAATTATTGGACAAAAGTTGCCGCACTTGTTTTGTAAACGCTAATATTCGCGTCACCGTATTATCTTTACGCAAATCCAACTTAACCCGTGTTTTCTCCTCAGCGGTTATGTCAAGCTTTTCCAATTGATCTATAGGCACGCTCTTTATCACCTGACCATTGGTCAACGTCACACTTGGGACAATATTCATATTTTACACCTCATTGATATTGTGATTAGTCTTCTAAACGTTCTAAATAGGGAACATAACCCCATCGCGGATTTGCTTTGTCCAGTGGAAAACGACCTGCCACACTGGCAAGCATGCAAAACAGAATTTCACCTGATTCTGAAGATGGATAAGCATGAGAGTGTGTGTATGAGTTAGCCTCCAAAGACGCTGTACTGCCGCACAGCCCCCACTGGTCAGTGATACCCTCAAAAGGGAATCCACCATTAGTTGTAATTCCCCCATTAATGAGCTTGGCATAACAGCCTATAGTGACCCAATTGTGGTAGTTAATAAATTGATAAAAAAGCCAGTATTTACCCGTGCTAATATCCATAGGTATTGCCCCACTCCACCTAACACGTACAATATTGAAATAGCTTGGCGCAAAATAGCGCTGACCATGGCGTCCCATTGCAGTTAATATTTCCTGCTCTTCGGCATCTCGGTTTTCCCAGGGCACATCCGAGTGAATCGTTTTGTAGATCTCAAAGCTTATGGTGATATTAGGATTTTTAATAAAATGGTCCATACTCCCACCTGTTACTGTTCCCAACTGATTGCGTGATAAACGCCAAAATGGTTGTTCATAAGCTTTGGTGTCAATCTCTGATTTCAAATAATAACGCTCATCATGGTTGTGCTCATTAAACGTCTTATAATCAACAAAACTATCTGATGGCACGGTCAATGACACGCTGGCAGTTTCGCTAAAGCTTAGATAAATATTAAGCTCCATCTCGATGTTATCAATCTGTGTATACTTGAAGCTGTTAATCAGTCCATAGGCAAAAATGTCCCCTTGTTCATCATAGACATAGCATTTTTGCACGACAGCATTGATCGTAAGTCCTGCGGGCATTAAGCACTTAACGCGCACGGTCGTGGCGTTTTCATTACCGATGCTCGAAATTCCCGCTTTATATAAGCAATCTCCCTTCACTTCAAGTTTGCCATCCGCACTGTTGGTGAGTTCAAATTGACTAAGCCTTATCTGTACACCCGTTTGCTGAGCACTCGCAAGCTTTAAGAGTGCCGCTTGGGTTAATGTTAATTGTGGCATTTTATTTCCTCTTATTTTCTTTTAACCTTTACTTAAACTGCAGTCGCATCACTGTGGCGTAACCAATGAATGCCAAGACTTTATTGAATGGCACCCCTTGACGCAGCGTCACTGTGACGCTATTGCCAGGCTTAATATCGTTATGCACTGCATTTTTAACCGATAACACCCGCGAAGTTTGGACATTTTTATTGGTGTTAATCGTGCTGTTGATTAAATCAATGTTAAAAGCCCCTGGGGATTGTTTGCTAATATCCACCTTAATCGTATGCGGGGTGCCGTTATACTCATACCACTCGTTGACTTTGAGGTCATAATCGGCGATATCTAAGGCTTTTTTAAGCGCTCCCAATGAGCCTTTTTTGCGATGAATTTCAATCGATTTTTTAATGTACGCACGTCGTTCTGATTCATTCAGTTGGTTGTAAATCGCAAAATCAACACTCAAAGCGCTCGCCAAATAAGGCAGAAATTCATATGGACATAAGTCCGCATTCCAGAGCGTTTGAATCAGTAAGTCCTTGCTATCAAGCACTGACTCAAATGCGTCAACCACCGCCTTTTCTAAATCAGTGCTATTAGGTGGCAATAAATTCATACGCTTGCCTCAATAATATTGATGCTGGTACAAAAGGGTGCCTGATGTTTACCCGCCTTAATATTAGCTTTAGGTTCGTTTAATTCTTCAACTACCGAAACACCCTCGATATTTAACCGCGCATATATTTCTGACAAGGCAATCTCGGCATTGATTTTATGCTTCTGCACAACAAGCTCATTAATCGCATCGAGCATGTGCAGCTTGAGCGTTTCAATATCGGCACTTTCGTCAAACTTGACCACCGCATCGATTTGATAGTTTAATGCTTCGACACTACCAACGATCACCTGTGCTCCAAGTGGCTTTCTGTCTTCATGGTTTAAATAGCTTGCAACCACACCAATAAGCTCGCTGTCGGCTTCACCATTGTCACTCATGTTAGATTGAATCGTGACAAACGCCTTGGCAGGTTGAGTAATATCATCATAGGCTTTAACATCGGCAACCCGTGCATCAGCTTCAACACTCAATGCTTCGTAAGCTTCAGCGGCACCCGCAGTACTCGCTTTATCCAATGCGGTTAATATACGGATTCTAAAGCGTTCATCCTCTTCGTTTTCTTGCCTTGCCTCGGCAAGTAATGCACCCAGGTTATCTAAATCTGCGCCATTGGCGAAAGCAATTAAAATGGCTTTGATTTGGTCATTGCGCTCCTGATCCTTGAGTGTCAACACATAAGCACAAGCTTCAAATATCTTGATCACGGGGTCTGATTCTAAATAGGCGTCATACTCAGGCTGTAACGTTTTGAATTTATCTAATAGCGCCATAAAGTTCGTCTCATAGTCAACCTGTTTTATGGATGCAGGCAGTGGCAGCCTGGCAAGATTAAAAACACTCATAGCACCACCCCACGCAATTGCGCGGGCTTGCCATCAGGCTGATAGGTAAAATCAACGTCAATGCTCAAGCGCCCATGCTCATTGGCACGCGGTTCCACGCGTGTAAGCTTCACCCGTGGCTCCCACGTATCAATCGCTTCTGCACTGGCTAAAATGATTTGAATAACATTTTCGTTATTCATCGGCTTATCAATGAAATCAAACAACCGACTGCCGTAGCTACGTAACATCACCCGAGAGCCAATCGGCGTGGTTAAAATATCTCTAATGGATTGCTGGACGTCCGCAATATCATCAATCGCACACCCACTATAACGTTCTACCCCTTGCATTTAACCCCCTCCCACAGATGGTATACAGCAAGGATAAGCGTTAAATCGTGTTAGGTTTGTGCAAGATGACGCAACTCTTATTAGTTACAAGGTAGAGCTCATTGTGAAACCTGAAAATTATATCGAGAAATGGAAAATAGCTTTAATTCAATGTAAAAAGTTAAAGTAAAACACAAAAGGCTATCACCAAAATGAGTGGTCTTATTATTTTGATGTTATAAACAATCGAGAGTTACCTGTATGACTTTCATTCATACATTGCTTCTTGTGCAGCCCCATATGCATCTGGAAAAATTGTTGACGCACCTATCCAGTGTTTGTTACAAATTTTTATTACCTTTTCTACTTCAGCAACTGGTAACGTATATTTAAAAAGCATATGTGGGATTTTCACAACATTCACTAAATCAATTTCATCACTATTTATTGGGTTAATCAAAGTAAAACACCCTGCTTGAGCCAGAATATTTTGATTAATTCCACTTGGAACTTGTATGAAAATAATATCATCACGGCTTAAATTAGTGATCGATGTGTCCAAAACCCAAATTGCTATTTTCTTAAAAGAGTTATTCTCGTCAAATTCCTTTATGGCTGATGAGGCTGCAAAATAAATAGCAACGTGCAAACGCGTTGTCCAATCCAATAATCTTGTTGGTAGTTTATAGTGTTGTGCAAAAGCCATCAATTCATACCACTCACGTGAAGGAAAATTCTTATGTGATAAGTTATTCTGGAAAATAAGATCTCGGTTGGATACAATGCGTCGAAAATGATAGCTATCGTTAGGTATTTGAATCCCTGCTCTGTCACAACATTTAGCAAACCGCTGTAGCATACTCCACTCGTAGAATTTCTGTTCATCAATTGGAGTGCTATCTATTTCACGTAACGCACTTGGCAATAAAGTCCACTCCGCATCGGCTTGCCCGCGAAATATATACTCTCTGGCTCCATTATCTTCATTTAACAAATACTTATTTGTTAGTTCTTGCCAAAAGGTTACTCCATCATCATACGAAACTTCATTGTAAAACACTTTCTCAGTCATAATGGTGCAATTTGTGATTGTAGTCTATTAAGATATAAAAAATTATACCTTATAAAACTCATAGTGACATTACAAATCATAATTTATAGCCTATGACCTAGGCGCTGAAGTACTGCCACCACTGTCACCCATATGCGTATGCCCTTTAAGTGAAATTCCGCCTGCAGTGACATCATCGGTGACATTCATTGCACCTTGAATGGTTGCCGTTGTGCCACTTCCCTGATTGTAACCTGTCATGCCTTGCATATAGGTTAAGCCACCTTGGCCTGGAGCTAAGGGTCGATCGCTGAGAGGTAAAGTTAGCTACTAAAATAGAGACCAAACCTTTACATAATAAAGGTTAAACTGAGACAAAAATAAAAATGTGAAAATTCTTTTTAGAACGACATTCTAATTATTTCTGCAAAGTCAATATTAATTTATAAGCCTATAAAAATACGGTTTATTGGTGATTATACGGAATACAAAATGC